ACGACAAGCGCCGAAGGATTGAAATAAAGAGGGTATACAAGAGCGCCGCATATACCGACAACTTCTTTTTCAATCTCTGCAAGCCAAATACCAATGCTGTCGTTTTGTAGTGACGACAAATAAAACTGTGAGTAGCCAGGCACATCAAAGCCAATTGACCCGTGCATCGGTGACGCAGCGTGAAACGCCTGCGCTAACTTAATGTACTCAGGCAGATCAGCTTCAGTGGCCTTGCGAACAATCATTAGGTTACCTCACGTCCAGAAACGCGAATGTTGATTGCGCTGGCTGTGCCTGCAATTGTACTGATAAAGTCGCCCACGCCAAGCACTTGGCCAACCAGTTCTGGGAACGTGTAGACCTCAGACGCTTGCAAGGTCTTGGTCTTAGTGATCAAGTTGGTGTTGCCCGCAGAGCCAGCAGTCGTCACCAAGTTCACGCTGATCGTGGCGGCAGACGCGCTGATATTAGTTGCTGTGAACTTGTCGATGATGGCCGTAACGCCAGTCGCTGTGTACTGGGTTGTTTGAGCGTTTTCGGCAAATTTAGCCGGTACGAGGACTTTGACGGTGACTGTCATGGTTTACTCCAATAAGAGGCAGTTATTAGCGGCGCGTTGCATGATGACCCAATTAGTGCCGTCAGACACCATTGTTACCCAATTTCCTACAACTGCCAAGAGGATTGATGTGCCAGCAACTGTGCTGTCGATTGGCACAACATTGCTTGAGGCAGACACCAAGGTTTGTGCCTGCATGTTTTTAAACGTCAACGTGCGACCAATCCATGACGAGGCCGCTGGCAAGGTCACGGTGCAAGTCGATCCTGACTTGTTGTTGATGTACCAAATCTCACCATTGGCAACCGTAAAGTCAGCGGTCTTGGTAATTGGTGCGCCAACGCCCATGTAATCTGTATTGGCCACGGCGGCAGAAATTGCCGTGCCGTTGCCCTTGAGCAAACCAGTAATGCTAGTGGTCAGTGTAATTGCCGGTGTGGTAGTGGGGTTTGCTACTGTACCAGCAAAGCCATTGGCCGACACGACAGAGACTGTGGTGACCGAGCCGCCCGATCCAGTCGCTGATAACGTACCAGCGGCAAAGCTGACGCCCGAACCGATTGTGACATTGCTAAAACCACCAGTGCCGTTGCCGTACAAGATAGACGTACCGCTGGTGGCTGGCGCTTTGCTGTTAAAAGTGCTCCAGTCAGTTGACGTCAGGTAGCCGCTTACCGATGTGCTGGCCGCAGGCATACTGATGTCAGGCGCAGTGCCACCAGAAGACACCACAGGCGCTGTGGCAGTTACAGCGGTGACTGTGCCTTGCGTGGGTGGGGGCAATAGACTAAGCGCCTCTAATTGCTTTTGCATTTCGGCAAACTGAGACACCAAGGCAGCGCAACAGTCAACAAGATTAGCTTCTTGAATCTGTTTAATTAACTCAGCGCTCAGATCAACCGTTGGCGGCAGGGTCTGCAACTCCTGATTGACCGAGAGCAAAGCCTGATCGTAAGACGCAAGCAAGGATATGGCGTCAGCGCCAAGATTAACATCGTCAACAACGCCAGTCGCAATATTATTTAACGACAGAAAGAACAAATACCACGCACGGTCAATTAGACCCGTGCGAGGGTCAATCAACGGCACTCGTGGTGGCGTGATCGGCGTTGGCGTAGCGTTAGGGCTAGGCATTCGTTGGACTCAGAATAAGTTCTGCGCCCATGATGGCAATTTTCACAGGGTCAGTGCCAGACACTTCATAAACACGATCACGCAACTTAGTTGTCATGCCAAGCCTACGCCACAGCACACGCTTGTAATACTCGCCGATCTTGCCTATGGACTTCCAATGTTCGTTAGACCATGTATGGCCGCCATCGTCTGAGAAGCGCAGCATCACTTGAGGGTTACTGCCCTGACCAAGATTCAAGCCAACGCCAGATTCGCAGTCAAGTTGCAGTGTGTGCTGGGCCGTGCGGCGCAGATTGTTTGTGCCAGTTGGCAATGCGCGCCATGTGCGTAGCCATTTTTGGATGTTGCCGTTGTCCGAGTAGTCATCCAAATCAAAAGCATAAATGTTGCCGTTTTCAAAGTCGCCAACGACAACCTTGTTATTAAACGCCATCTGGCAGTTACTGCGGTGGCGTGTAAAGTTGCCATCAGTAAACCCTGCACGCTCATGCCAGGCTTGTGTGGCTGCATCGTAAACCCAAGTGGTGTTAGCACTAGGAAAAACCAGTACATAAAAGCTGTGGCCGTCTTGCTGGTAAGTGTAGGCAATGGCGTCCGATAGATCAGCATATTGCTGAATCTGCCACTCAACCGCATGGGTTGAGATGCGAATGCCGGTGTAGCCGTTAGCGCGGTAGACAATACCTTGGCCACGGCGGTCACGGCCAAGCCAGAACAGTCCGTTGTCCATCTTGGCAACGGAGTAAGGAGCAGCGCAGCCCAACTCGTTAAACGCGCCTTGGATGCGTTGTAAGGGGAAGTCTGTTGCGCCAGAGTCGTACCAAACCTCAATCGAGTTTGTGCCAAACGCCCACACTTCTCGGAAGTTAGCCGCCACAGCAATCAGGCCGTCAGGCGACCCTTCGGTGCTAGCAAACTCTAGCGGGTCAATAGACGTGCCGTCTAGTAGCTGTGTTACCCACATCAACTGGCTGTTAGGTTGATTAAACACAAAATAACCATCTAAATAGCAGACAGTTACCGCGCCTGGGAAGTCGGGGTCAGCAATTGGGCCAAAGGCGTTTGTCGTATTGTTGTAAATGTAGCTTGGGCCATTGGCCGCAATAAACAACTGTGTGCCGTTGTCGGCCATGCTGACGGGGCCAGTACCAGCCACTGTACCGATTAACGTGGCAACGTACGATGTATTGATTTTGTACAACTGTGTGCCAGAAACAACAAACGCTATGCTGTCGCTAGACGAGAACGCCCACAGGCCACGGATCGGGCCGTTGCCAATGGTGTTGAGTAGTTTAAGGCCAGGCGCGCGATTTAAGAACGCAGGCTCTTTACCGGCCTCTGGGACGATCTCTGGAAACAGATTGACCATCCGAGCGTCTGCCGCATTGACAGAACGCGCTACATAAGTAGAGCCAAGAATCGGCGTCTTCATTAGTAGTTACCGGCATAGATGTTGAAACGCTGGCGGTTGGCCACCAATGCGTAAGGCAGTGCCATCACATCATCAGGGTTGTTGATGCGCTTCAAGTCACGCTTAGAAGTCATCGCAATGCGCTGCACTTGTGGGCTTGGCTCAACGCCAAACTCAGGGGCAAACTCCATGGCCAAGTTGTATGTAAACGCACGCAGATAGCCTGGTGGGTAGTACAGCACCGTGGATAGCGTGGCGGGGTTGTTCAGTTCTTCAACCGACACAAAGTGAAACTCCAAGTCCTGCGTAGGCCGTGGGTAAACGTACATCTCAATATCAGGAAACGTCATGTTGACCCACATCACTTGTGGGTAAGTGGACGTTACGGTCTTAACAGCAATACCGTTGTACTGCTGTTGATTGATAAATTTAATGCCATACGAGACATTGGTAGGCGCTCTAAAGTATGTAGAGTCGTCAAGCAAAATAGGGCGAAGGCCCACAAAGTCACCAGATGGGCCAAGAGTGCGGCTAATTAAGCCTGCGGGCCATGTGAACACTTGATCTTGCGTAGAGAACACTGACAAACGTTCTGTTTGCCAACTGTCGATCATTTGGTTTAGCGCCATCAAGGCGTCTTGTGACGTAGCCGCAGAGGGCGTCTCACCTTCAGCAAGCACACCGAGAAGTCTAAGCGCCCGTTCGATTTGTTGGCCAGCGGTGTACGTTGTCATTTTTAAACCTCTGCAGTGGTTTTTCTACGGCGTTTAACTTCCAGCACGTTCACAGGAGCCGCTTCTTCAGTTTCAGAAGGCGTGTCTGGATTATAGCGAGTCCAGCCATTTCGTTCATCCATCTCAGCTTCTAAATCCATAGTCGCCACTTTGGCGCCATGTTCGGGATGTTCAAGATAAATGATCATAATTTAAGAATGGGGGTGATTAGCCCCCATTTGGTTTACAGAACGTGGATAACTGCAAAGTTAATCACAACAGCTTCAGACAGCGGGCTAGCTGAAATGTTACGCAATGTGATTGTGCAACTTCCAGTAGCCTTGCTAGAAATCCAGCAGTTGTAAGCACCAGCAGTAGCGCCAGAAGACACGCTTAAAATAATAACGTCTTTTGCGCTGATTGTGCTGTTAGTCAAAGTGAACGTGACGTTTGTGGCGTTAGCCAACGCAGCGTTGTTTGTAGTGATCTGACCAGCAGACTTGTTCAGAGTTACCCCTGTAGACTTGTCTGTCAATTGAGTCACTGTGCCGCTTGCTTCTGCGGTGTAGCCCAACTCGCCACCAGACAGTACAAAGTTAGACCCAATGATGTCTTGGTCTTCAAAAGCAACACCAATTGGTTTGGTATTAGAGGTCATGATGTTTCCTTTAAAAATGAGGGCCGAAGCCCCCATTGTTTACTTCAAGAAGGCCGAGTAGGCAGCGTCGCCGGTACGCACAAAACGGTATGTATGTGCGCCGTGACGTGGAACGGTAACAGAACCGAAGATCGTGATACCAGTGCCTGTGGTGACAGGAACAGTAGACGATGAGCCAGTGTTGTTGTTGTTGCAGATTGTCAACTCAAAAGCAGAGCCAACTTTTGCACTAGGAACGGCTGCATCGAGCAACGCTGCTGTGGGCAGAGTCACGGTCAATGTAGCATCGCTGCCTTTGTTGCAAACAACCAAACCAACAACCACTTGATCAGCGGTCAACGTGGTGTCGCCAGTCAAAGTTGTGGGGATAGTTTGAACCGTCAGTTGTGCTTCTGTCAGGTTGCCGTCACCAATTTGATAACCG